ATATCAACCTATATTGGGGTAACACCCGTGTGCCATTAGATTATTTGGCTTGGTCAGACTTTAATGTGCGCTTGCGCTTTTGGCAGAATTATCTTGGCAGACCTCTAGCATTTAGCAATTACGGGCAAAGCAATATCTACATTGGTCCAATCCCAGATCAAGCCTACCAGCTTGAAATTGATACGGTTATCTTGCCATTACCATTGGTAACCTCTAGTGAAGTAGATACGATTAAAGACCCCTATACCAGCTCGATTAAATTTTACGCAGCTTACCTAGCCAAGTATTACGAGCAAAGTTATGGTGAAGCTGAGATTTATAAACAAGAATACAACAAGCAAACTGCATCGGTACTTACTTCAGTATTTACCCGCAGAATCCCAACGCCTTATAGCTCACCCTACTAGCCATGGCAGCAGCGGAACAGAAAAAGTCCTATGCCGTTATCAAACAGTTTAGAGGGCTAAACACCAAGGCTAACCGTACAGCCATTGATGAGAGTGAATTTAGCTGGATTGAAAACGCCCAGCCGATTGGGTACGGCAATGTCAAAATTATTCCTACAAACAGCAATGTGCTGGATGCTGGCGCAAATACCGTTGTTTTTGCCAATACCGTAACCCATTTATCATCGGTTAATATTGGTTTAAATGACTATGTTGTGGGCTTTATGAGTGATGGATCAGCCCAGTTCTTTAATATCACAACCGATACTTTTGGCAATATTGCATCACCTGGCACATTTTCTGCTAGCGGTGTTCAGATTACCCAATGGAATAACGAGCGTATGCTCATCCTTGATCCTACCAAGGGTTACTTTAATTGGGATGGTAATAATGTTGTAACTATCGGTTCTGTCGGATTGATAGGAATTGTTAATCAAGGAACAGGCTATACCGAAGCGCCAACCGTTACTATTAACGCTCCAGACCAAACGGGTGGAGAACAGGCTAATGCAACAGCTACTATCTCTACAGCTAATGTAGTAACTTCTGTGGCAGTTGTAAATGCGGGTACTGGTTACACTAATGCTGCTAATTTAACTGTTACCTTTAGTGGTGGCGGGGGTGGTACGGGTGCTAATGCGGTAGCCCAATTATTTAACTTTCAAACTGGCACGCTTTCTTTAGTTGTTTCTAATGAAGGATCGGGCTACACCAACGCAGCCAATACCATTGTCACGATTTCAGGCGGTGGGGGTGCGGGAGCTACAGCCGTACCCATTGTCCTAGGCAATGTTGTTACTCAGGTCATTATGACCAACCAAGGATCGGGTTACACCAACGCTGCCAATGTGACAGCCACGGTGTCTGGTGGTGGCGGTAATGGTGCTGTCTTGCAAGCCATTGTCAATTCTGAGCCTAATGTGGGCATAGCGAGCTTTTCAGGGCGTGTTTGGATTGCGGCTGGTCGATCAGTCTATTACAGCGCTGCGGGGTCGTATAGCGACTTTACGAGCGTTTCTGCGGGATCGGTAACTTTGACCGATTCTACGCTGCATGGCAACATTGTTCAGTTACTTAGCGCTAACAACTTTTTGTACATTTTTGGTGATAACTCCATTAATGTGTTCTCGGATGTACGGGTAACCAATGCTGGTCTAACTTTATTTACCAATACCAATGTGAGCGCATCGGTGGGTTCAGAGCTTAAAAACGCTATATTCCCGTACTTCCGATCTGTTTTATTTATGAATGACTATGGGGTGTACGCCCTAGTTGGCTCAACCACCTCTAAATTATCTGATCCCTTAGATGGGGTTTTCCCTAATGTGGACTTTAGCAACCCTGTTTATGCGGGTCAAGTGTTGTTAAACAACATTTTATGCGCTGTATTTAACTTTAGATATAACGATACAACCTTTACAAACAGCTATCGGTATGTCCAGGCTGTGTTTTTTGAGAAAAAATGGTTTATATCTAGTCAGGGCAACGATCTTAAATACATTACCTCCGTGCCTGAAGCTGGACAAATTAAGTTATACGGAGTTTCAAACAATCAATTAGTGCAGCTTTATAGCGACACTACTAGTCTTTTAACTTCCCGTATTCAAACTGCATTGTTACCGTTAACCGATCCAATTCGCACCAAGCAAGCGCTTAAATTTGGTATTGAAGCTACCCTTTCTGCGGGTGGTGTATTTGATGTAACGGTAGATTCAGAAATTGGGTCTAGCTCCCCGTATGTTTTGGGCAATTTTGTGACTTGGTTTAACAATTCCAATGTCACAATCCCTTGGATAAATAATAGTTCTACAGTAATATCATGGGTATTTACTAATGGTTATTATTTATACAAGTCAGATGCTCAGCAATGGGGTAAATATTTAGGGTTAACCATGACATCCAATTCAGCGGGTTTTGTGGTTAATACATTTGAACTTGAACATGAATTGAGAGTGAGGTTTTAAAATGCCAGTTCCTAATACATTCGGCACAGCGACAACATCAATACCCCTGTCGCAACTTGATGCCAACTTTAACACCCCAGTAACCATTGGTTCTACATCAGTAGGGCTAGGAAATACCGTTACTACGATAGCAAACTTAACGCTAACAAATGCTACGATTTCTAGCGGTAATGTAACCGTAACAACTGGGGTTTTTGGTGCTGGCTCTAATACTGCTCCATCAATCACCACCACAGGCGATACCAACACAGGTATCTTCTTCCCAGCAGCCGACACTATTGCCTTTACAGAAGGTGGTTCTGAAGCAATGCGTATTGATTCTAGTGGGAATGTATCTATTGGAACAACAAGTTCTTATTCAAAATTAAATGTTCTAGGCGATGCTGTTATTGCTTCATCTGCTGGAACAGCAAATCAAATCTATTTTTATTCAAATGGTGCAACTTCTACAACAGGAAGTTTTAGCGTTGGACAAGGCTTTGCTTCGTCTACCGATAGCGTAGGTTTTCTTTATAACAGAGCAAATGCTGCGATAGTAATTGCAACAAACGCTACAGAACGGATGCGTATTACCTCTACTGGCATTTTAGGGGTTGGTACTACTGGGCCAGCTGGTGATTTTAGAATGTCGCTTGCTGGTGATGACACAATTCATCCTGGATTAGTTGCTTTAAATAATCAAACAGCAACTCAAGTTTCTGCAACACTTTATGCTACCAGCTCATTTGGTTTGACTGGCACAAGATCTAATCATCCTTTTATAATTTTAACCAACGGCACAGAACGCATGAGAATAGACTCTAGCGGTAATGTGGGAATTGGTACTAGTAGTCCTAGCTATAAATTGCAAGTAAACGGTGGTAGTGGAAACAACAACAATGACGCAAACACAATCGTTGCTACTGGAACAAACCATGTTAGATTAAAAGTAAATACACCAACATCGGGTGGGTATAGAGCATCTTTAGTTCTTTCGTCAGATGAAGCAATTACAGGAACTGCCAACGAAGTCACCATTCAGACAACTGGCGGTAAAGAAATGCTCTTTACCACCAACGGCACAGAACGGATGCGTATTACATCTGGTGGTAATTTGTTAGTTGCAACAACTTCAAGTGATGTTGCTGATGCAAATGGAACTGGTGCATCTTTTTCTGCTGCTGGTAATGCTCAGTTTTCAAGGGCTTCAGGCGGTGTAATGAATGTAAATAGAAAAACAGATGATGGTGTTCTTGTGTATTTTCAACAAGACGGAGTATCAGAAGGTAATATCTCTGTATCAGGAAGTACTGTTTCATACAACGCTTTTGCTGGTTCGCACTGGTCGCAATTATCAGACGGAAGCAAACCAGCTATTCTTCGTGGCACAGTTTTGGAATCTATTAACGAATTGGTTGAATGGGAAGGAGAACCAACCACAGAGCGTTTATGCCGAGTAAAAGTATCCGACACCGCTGGTAGTAAAAAAGTATATGGTGTATTTATGTGTTGGGATGAAGAATGGACAGCGACCAATGATATGTTGGTAACTTCAGTCGGTGCGTTTATTTGTCGAATCAACAAAGATGTTGTGGTGCAAGAGGGTGATTTACTTGAGTCTAATGGTGATGGTACAGCACGAGTTCAGGCTGACGATGTAATGCGCTCAAGCACGATTGGTAAAGTAACTTGCACAGTTAAAACACACGAATACGACGATGGTTCATATTGCGTACCAACTGTGTTGTATTGTGGTTAATCTAAAAAAGGAGAAGTAAATGGCAACATGGAACATTAGTCAAACAGACTACGAAACTGCTAATGGTTTTATAACTACGGCTCATTGGACTTGCACAGAAGTTGATGGAGAATATAGTGCATCTGTATATGGCACTTGTGGCTTTAGTGGCACACCAACAATCCCTTACGCACAGGTAACAATGCAAGAAGTATTGGATTGGTGTTGGGCTGGCGGTGTCGATAAAGACGCTATCGAGGAATCTTTGGCAGCTAATATCGCCCTACAAAAGAACCCAGTAGTGGAATCAGGAGTACCTTGGGCAAGCTAACAGCCTTTCTTTGTTAGCATTTTAGGAGAATGACATGGGCGAAAAACAAGCGAAACCCATTACGATAGATGGAAAAGAGTACGACACGAACACCTTTACAGAGGAACAAGTCATGCTGACAAACCATTGCCTTGACCTTGACAGAAAACTAGCGTCAACACAGTTTCAAGCACAGCAGTTGCAAGTAGGAAAAGATGCATTTTTGAAGATGTTAAAAGAGAGTTTAGAGAAAGAAGAAGTAGTCCAATAAGGAGAGCGCTTTGGGAATTAATGCTTTTACAAAGACTGGCAACACGGTTACATTTCTTGCAGCCACAACTGCTCCCGCAGCCGTTCAATGCGTATCCACTACTTTGGGTGGAAACCAATATCGTGTCATTAACTCTGGCACGGTCACCGTATTTTTGGGTTATGGCACAAGCGCAGCACTAGCAAACTCAGCAGCAGCCGTTGTAATCTCAAGTGGCGAAGCGTTCCCATTACTAGCGGGTACAGATGAAATATTAACTTTTGTACCCAATGCGTATTTTACAGGCGTAACTGCAAGTGGAAACGCAACTGTTTATATTACTGCTGGAGATGGATTGTAAGCCATGTTAAAGACCGTTAGCTCAACCATCAATGCTATTGGTGCTATTAATTATAAAGGCACTTGGGATGCACAAAATAATACTCCTACTCTGACATCAAGTGTCGGTACAAAGGGTGATTATTATGTGGTTTCCGTTGCGGGTAATACAAACTTAAACGGTATTACGGATTGGCAAATTAGCGATTGGGCTATTTTTAACGGTTCTGTTTGGGAAAAAGTAGATAACTCGGAAGTGGTTTATGTTAGCAATGTAGCTACAGGCACAGGGCTAACGGGCGGTCCAATTACCAGTACAGGCACGATCTCAATTGCCAATACAACCGTTACGGCTGGTAATTATGGCTCTGCTACAGCAGTAGGAACTTTTACTGTTAACGGACAAGGACAAATTACAAGTGCAGCCAATGTTACGATTACTGGTACTGCTCCTGGTGGCAATGCTGGCGGTGATCTTACTGGTACTTATCCAAATCCTACGCTTAATACTTCTGGGGTTGTTGCGGGCATCTATGGCAATGCAACAACTGTTAGCCAAGTTACGGTCGATGCAAAAGGAAGGCTAACCACAGCAGCCAATGTCACAATTGCTAACACCACTTTAGGCAATACTGCGCTAACGCCTGGTCAAACGACTACGACAGTCGGCAATCTAACGCTAGAAAACATCACAATTCCTAGTGGCACAATGAATGTGTCCATTATTAACAGCACAGCCAATGTCACCGCTAATGCAACTTTCTTAACTTCTAGTTTACCGCTTGTTCCAGAGGGGTATGTTGTTATTACTCTAAATGGCGTAGCTAAAAAGATACCTTACTACTCGGTCTAATCATGGATATAAGCACAAACCTATTAATTGACGAAACACGGGCAAAACTCAATACCCATGAAGCAGTCTGTGAGGTTCGTTATGACAGTATTTGCGCCCGATTAAAGCGGATTGAACAGATTTTGATTGGTTCGGCAGCTTTTATTGTGGCTTCTTTGGCTGCTATTGCCTTAAAGATAAACTAATGAACTTTGAAACACTCTCTACCGTCAAATTTGGGGATGTTGACTCCCTAGGAGAGTTCCTTTTTGAGAACGGTACGCAACATAAGCTGTTTCAAGAAACCTTTATGGACTTAGGTATCTCTGTACCCATTTATCCAATCACCGATGCTAGCGTGGACAACCTAGATGACTGGTTATTGGCTCACCAGGTCGAACATCAAGCGTTTTCAACCCTTTTAGGGCTTAATAATCCCTTTAATATGCTCGATGTGGACTTTAATAACGAGGAAGATTTCTACGATTGGATCGCTTCACACCTCTATATTCATCAACAAATTGCTGCTGGACTAGGACTATAAACTATGGCTACGAAACCACTCTCCCCCCCACCAGAAAAAATGGGTTTTCAACCAAAAGAAATTGATGCAGAAGTCATGGATTTGGTTAGAAGAAAAGGTAAACCTGAACAACCACCTGAAGTTGAAAAGGCTAAAACAGAGCTATTAAAAGTAATTAAAGATCAAAATATTGATCCAATGTTGCTAATTCGTGCTGGTCAAATAGCCGAAGCAGCGCTAAGTGATCCTACTATGTACCCCATGGCTGTTGAAGTGGCTATTCGGGAAGGATTAATTGCTCCTGAAGATGTTGGCAACGAAGGGGTGAACTATAAATTACTAGCTAATGGCATTACGGCTGGCATGATGGTCAAAGAATTAATGGATGAAGGTCGCCTGTAATGCACATTTACTGCATCCATCACAATTTGGTAAACGCTGTATGGCGCTCTGTGGAGGGTTATCTAGCAGATGGTATTGCAGAGTACGATGCAGAGTATGACTTAGAACAAATTAAAAGTCTTTTAGTATCAGATACTTGGAGATTGTTTGCCGCATTTTCTGAGGACAATAAAGTGCATGGTGCAGCAGCCGTTTCATTTATTAATTACCCCAATGCGTATGTTGCATTTATTTGTTCAATTGGTGGCAAGATGATTGTTAATAAAGAACTTGTCAGCCAATTCAAAGACTTATTAAAATCCTATGGTGCAGACCGTATTCAAGGTCAGGTGAACGAAAAGAATGAGCGTTTGTTAAAGCGTGTTGGTTTTGAACATAAATCAGTAGTAGTGGAGATGAGAATATGACGAGATTACCTGGCAGATTTAACGATAGAGCTTGCGCTTTATTAGACATTCCAGACCTACCAATTCATGCTTTTCAGCATATTGGTGACCACAAAATTAAACCCCAAGGTGGTGGCGGAGGTGGAATAGTTCCCATTCTTGTTGCTGTAGTAGCGGTTGTTGCTACTGTTTACGCTGGACCAGCCGTAGGTAGCGCTATTTTAAAGGGTATGGGCGTAGCTGGAGCTAGTGCAGCGACTACTGCTGCTGTTGGTGCTGCTGCCATTAGTGGTGCAACTAGCGCTGTCAATACTGCCGTAGCTGGTGGAAATATTGGCGATGTCTTAAAAGCGGGCGCAATTGGCGCTGCTGCGGGTGGCGCTGGCGGTGCTGCTGGATCACAGCTTGGTGCTGGTGCAAGCGCAGCGGCTAGAGGTGCTGTATCTGGCGCTACTAGCGGTGCAGTAGGATCAGCTTTGCGTGGTCAAGATGTTGGGCGTGGCGCACTCATAGGGGGTGTTTCTGGCGGTGTAGCGGGTGCTGTAACAAGCGGTCTTACCGATACCAGCATTGGTGATGTCGAAGCCCAAGAAGGTGGATTTTATGGAGAAGAAGGCGTTGCTGGAACAAGCACAGGACTTAGCCCAGAATTAGCCCGTTTTGTGGGTAGTGCTGCTGGTCGTACAGCAGCTCAATTCACAGCGCAAAACTTAGCACCACCTCCAACAGGCAGACAAGCTCCACCACCATCAGGTCAAGTGTCAACCCCACCACCCATGGGTGATGCAACCACTACAGGACAACCCGCACCAGGATCGTCAGCATTAGCCCAAGCGCTAAGAGCTGGCTCTCCCGTGATCGGTGGCGGTGGAGAACAAACTACTGGTCGCCCAGTTTGGAATATTGCTTCATTGCGTGTTAAAGACGAAACAGGGAGTTAATCATGGCTAAACTTTTAATGAAATCTCTGAGTGCTGATTTACCAGCATTAGCAGAGTTAATCCGCTCTCAAGGTCGTGGAAGGGATACGGTTTTAGCCCACATTACCCCTCAAGAAGCAGCACTTTTAAAGAAGCGTGGTGGTTCAGGATCAATGAATCCATCAACGGGATTACCTGAGTTTCAAGAAGATTACAGCTATGACATTGGCTTTGGTGAAGGTGTTTATAACCCGCCTGTAGAATCATACGACACTCAGGGAGCAGACTTTACTCCTCAACAAGTGCAAGATTATGGCTATACCGATACTGCTCCTCCTGTTGATTATTCGCAAATGGATATTGGTTTTGGTCCAGGACAATTTACTCCTCCAACAACTGCTGCTGATATTCAAGGAAGAACTTTTACTCCTGAAGAAAATGCGATGTTTGGTTATACGCCAGCAGCTCCAGCTCCAGCTCCCGCACCACCCAGAGGTGTCATGGATCGCCTTGGAATTACCGAGAAAGACCTACCTCGCCTTGGTTTGGGTGCATTGCTAACAGGCGGCTTAACTGCTCAAAACCTTTCTAGAACACGCCAAGCACAGGAACAAGCTCGGGCTTCTAGAGAAGAAATGGAAGCTCTTGGCAGACCATATCAGCAAACTGGCGCACAACTTAGGGGTGCTGCCGAGCGTGGCGAACTAAGCCCAGTCAACCGCCAAATATTAAATGCTGCTAGAGCGCAACTTCAACAAGGTGTTGCAACCCGTGGTGGTGTTGGCACAGCTCAAGCTCAAAACCAAATAGCCGATTTAACGCAGCGTTTAATTCAAAACCAATTTGACCTAGGATTACGGATTAGCAATATTGGCGATCAATATATCCAAGGTGCTATTCGTACTGGTTTACAGGCAGATCAAGCCATCAATGCTGCAAATCAACAGTTTTATAGCCAATTAGCACAGATGGCAGCTCCGTTTATTCTTGGTCAAGCACCCGTTTACCAAGTAACCACGCCAGTTAGGAGATAGTAATGGCAGAAATGGACATCGGTTTTGGTCCTGGAAAGTTTAATCCAGACTTAAATACTCAAATGGGTGGAATTGATCCTTTGCTTCAAAAGGCATCAAGCATTAAAAGCCCAAAAGAAGGTATTGGTGTAGCCGTTGAATTGGCTGGAGAAGAAAGGCGTTTACAGGAAAGAGAAACTGAAGCCAAAATTGCTAAAGAAAAGGCATTGCCTGAGATTGAAGCTGCTTACCGTGCCGAAGAAGGCAAGTTTGTCAAAGAAGCCCGTTCCCGTGAGCAAGGCATTATGGATGAAGCAGAACGAGCCATGAGCCAGTTTACCGTTAGCAAAGAAACCCTTGGTGGTATGGCTACACTTGCCAGCATTATTGGGGTTGTAGGTCAAATTGCGGGTAATACGGGTGGTAAACAAGCTGGTTTAGGTGCTATCAAGTCAATGACTGGCATGATGTCTGGATACCAACGAGGTCGTGCTGATGAGTTTAAGCGGGATCAAATTGAGTTTGACAAACAATACAAAATATTACAAAGCAAGCTAGATCGTGCTAGCAAAGAGTTTGACCGTTCTATTGCGATGATGCCGTACAACATGGCTGAAGCTCAAAAAATTAAAAGTACGGCTATTGCTGGACTAGGAAGCGACATTATTAGAGCTGTGGATGCTAAACAGGGAATTGTGCGTGCTAACACCATTTTAAAACAATCCATTGATGTTCTTGATAAAGAATTAGGCAGAGCCAATGCGTTAAAGATTGCTGAAATGAAAAGTGCTGGCGCTGGTGGTGGAAAGATTCCTATAGTAATGATTCAAGCGCATAGCCTTAGAGAAAAAATAGTTCCGCAACTTCAAGAAGCATTGCCAATATTGACAAGATTGCAAAATGAAGGCAAGTGGGATGAGCTTTCTGGCTTAATTGGTATTGATAATCGTCTTGCAGAATATAACTTTAGAGATGATCCAGAAGCTATTAAGCTAATTAGAACTCTAGCTCTATTTAGAAGTTCTGAATTTGAAACTGCTGGTAAGGCTTTGACCAAGGTTGAGAACAAGATTCTTGCTCCCCTTTACCAAGCTGGTTTTAGACCTTATGAAGCAATTAATAATGCTATTAATCAAAGTTTAACGGAAATGACTAAGGAACAATTGCGTTTAGAGCGTCAATATCCTAATTTAAGACCGCAAGAAGATAATTTGCCACAGTCGCCACAAGCGCCAACACAAGCACAGGCAAAGCCAATGCCAACTGGCGATAAGCTAAAAACCTATGCGGATGAGAATTTTGATGGCAACGAACAAGATGCAAAGGATTATTTAGCTAGTCAAGGGTACAGATAATGGTTGACATTAGCGATCTACCAAAACCAGTAAAAACAGATATTTCTGATTTACCCACGCCAAAAGGTAAGGGTTTTGATGATTCTGGATTGCCAACTGTTCCAGAAGTAAAGGTTGAAGAACCAAAAGCTCCAAGAAAAACATTACTTGATAAAGGAAAAGATGTTCTAGGTGCTATGGGCGCTGGTGGAGTTGTTGGATATGCAATGCCAGAAATTATGACTGGCGCTGGAATGGTAGCTCCCGCTGTACCTGGTGGTGCTGCTGTTGCTCCATTTTTATTAGCTGGTGGTCAATTAGCAAGAAGCGCACGATTGCGTGGTGCTGCTGCTGGTACGATTTCAGGTGGTGGCGCTGAATTGGCTGGAAAGATAGTTCCTGGTGGTGAAAAGGTGGTTGCCGATATTCCAGGAGTTCAAGTAACCCGCAAGAATATAGCTGAAACGGTTGGTGGTTTTTTAGGACCAGGCGCATTTACGGCTGCATCTGCTTTAATTCAAGCTCCCACAGGTGTTAAAACACTATTAGCGGGTGCTAAAAAAGCACTTGGTGGTGAAAGTGAGTTTGTAGAAGCTGCCACACGGGAATTGGAAAACTTTAGAAACAGAGTACCCCTGAATCAGTTTTTACAATCAGACAGGCTGCGGGTATCTAAAACAGATACCGATGCGTACCGTCAAGTATTTGATACATTAAAAAATGCCGATCAAAAGATACAGTCTGAAGTATCTGAAAACATTACTAAAGCCCAATCCCAAGCTAATCAGGTGCTTTCTGAATACCGAACCCGTGCAGAAAAGGCATTGCTTGTAAGCCGTGATGAAGCAAAACGCATACGGGATGAGGGGGATGCTAGAGCCAAGTCTATTATTGATTCTTCTATTGTTCAGGCGCAGCAAAAGCTCGGTATTTCAGGTAGAGCTAGGGCTGCTGGTGAACAAGCCGCAGGTAGAGCAAGAGATTCCTTATCCCAGATTGGCGATATTAATGTGCCGTTGTCAAATATTGGATCGGTCTTGCAAAATCGTGTTGTTCAGGTAGTTAGTGATGAGCAAAAAGCCATCAACGAAGCCTATCAAACAGCTAGAAAAGAAGTAGATGACTTAGTTCGTGGTAAAGAAGCACAGGGAATTGGTATTCAAACCACGCAAGCATTTACCGAATTAAAAGACTTTTTAAACAAACAGTTGGTGCGTGGTAAGGCTGGCAAGGATGTTCAGTTTGCACCCGTTACAGAAGCGCAATTAAAAGGCACTTATGAAAATATCCGTAAATCCATTGAAGATCAAGTTATTTTTGAAGGAATTGATGCTCAAACTGGAAAAGCTATTTCTCGCACAGTGCCGACTGCGTTTGAAGCAATGGACCACATCCGTAGGCGCTTGGGCGAAGTCTTTAATGGCAAGGAAGTAGCTGGCTTTAAAGGTTTGCAAAAGCAACAAGCTGCCGATCTGTATAAAAAAATCCGAGAAGCTCAAGTTCAATATGCTGGTGGTAAAGATGGGCAGTTTGATTCTTTATTAAAAAACTATGCAGAAAGCAGCGAACTCTTAAATGCCCTCAAGATACCCGCTGGTAAGAAGCTCATTAAAACCCT